AGTTCAACTTTGGAGGCCAATCGGTCAATATTCCAGGCAATGTGCAATCATGGATTGAAGCGGCGATGGCATTGACGGGTACGCCTGGCAATTGGGCAGGTCCTCTCGGCACTATCGCCATGCATGAATCAGGTGGTAACCCGAATGCTATCAACAGGACTGACTCCAATGCTCTTGCTGGTCATCCATCACAAGGCATCATGCAGATGATACCATCTACTTTTGCAGCTCATGAACTTGCAGGTCATACGAACATCTTAAACCCGATAGACAATATAGCGTCCAGCATCGGTTATATTCGAGGACGCTATGGGGATGTATTTCATGTGCCTGGCATTGAAGCGGTAGCAGCGGGAAAATCTTACATTGGGTATGCGAATGGGGGTGTGATCGATGAGCCGATAGCTGGCATGGGCCTGCGGACAGGAACGCGGTACGGTTTTGGAGAACGCGGGAAAGAGCTGGTGACCCCATACATTCCTAGTGGGGTGAATCTTGCTCAGCAGAGCTACCAGCACTCCGCGCCTGCTACCGACAATCGACCGATCTATCTCCAGATGGATGGTAGAACGTTCGCTAGGCTCTATATGCCATATCATGTTGAGGGCATTCGTGGGAAGGTAAGTGTGAATATCTAATGCAATACCTTTCTACTATCTTCAATGACACGCCCAGTAACTATTTTCGCATGGGAGAATTGACAGGTACTTTAGCACGCGATGAGATTGCCAATAAATATACAGGGACACTGAATGGGGGAATCACGTTGGGTCAAACCGGAGCTATCCCCAACTATAATGATACGGCTATGTTGTTCGATGGAACGAGCGGATTTATCGATCTTCCCTCCTCAGTAGTGCAAGGCTCCATCATCACCATTGAAACGTGGTTTAACCTCTCTAATGTCTCATTCGCGGCATACCCCAGGCCGATAGCGAATGACAATGTATCTTCGAGTAAGCAAGGCATAGAACTGGGAATTGATGCGTCTGGGACTGGTGTCTTTGCGAACCTTGGGTTTAGTAGTTCCTACACCGATCTAGGCTATAGCACTCAGCTCATAGCGGGCGTCTGGTATCATCTGGCAGTCACTTACGACGGCGCGACAGGAATCCTCTACCTCAATGGTGTCCCTGTGGTGACTACTGCTATCAATCTTGCGCTTGTAGCAGGTGCCTATGCTTTCAATATTGGCAACAACCCGGCCTATAATGGCGATTTCTTTCCCGGGCTGCAAGATGAGCTTGCTATCTACAATTACGCTCTCACGCCTGCTCAAATCGCGAATCACTATGCTGCAGGCATCAATAATCAGCCAGAAAACTACACAGTACTTATCTCGACTATGCCTGTCTTGGTCGAAGGTGGCACGCTCCAATGCCAGAACACAATCGGCACGGGAGGGCAAGCCTCTTTCACCGCCGAATCTGACTCAAATACACACTTTCAGGACTACCAGCAGAATGCTATCTATGACCAATTTGGGGGCCTAGCTTTCACTGGCTACATCACCACACCGGAGGAAGATCCGAACGGATACAATGACCCGCTAGGCTTCCATGGCACGCTCACACAAAACATTTCTTGCATTGATCAGTCCTGGCTTGCCAATAAACGACGTGTAGCAGCGACTTTCACAAACAAAACCTGTGGATATATCGCGCAATGGCTGCTCGATAATATCTTGAGTCAGGAGGGCGTTGTCAGAGGCCAAATCTACGATGGCCTCACGCCCTCAGATACTCTTTTTCCCTCAGATACGCTCTATCCGGGTGGTAACATCGGGCTCATTCCACAAATCACCTTCAACTACTGCAAAGTATCTGAAGCTCTTAATGCTCTTGCAAAAGCCGCTTCTGACTCTGGAGTGCCGTATTATTGGATGATAGATAAGCTAAAGCGTTTATGGTTTGTCCCCTATACTACAGTCACAAACAGCAATGTGATAGACGGGACCTTTCAGAAGAATATCAAGGTTAAACGCGCTAATCCCAAATACAGAAACCAGCAGACAATCCTTGGCGGTGTAGCCCAGACGGTCACTCAGAACGAGGCACGTAAAGGGGATAGCAATATTGTGGCATTCCCCATGAAATACGATCTCGCAACAGCCCCAACGGTCACGGTCAATTCAGCAGCAAAGACGGTAGGCATCAATGGTGTAGACACTGGAAAAGATTGGTATTGGAACAAAGGATCTAACCTAATAACTCAGGATACTAGCGCAACCAAGCTTACCTCATCCGATACACTTGCAGTGACTTATGTCGGTCAATACCCCAACACCGTCATATCCCAGAATGCCTCTCAGGTAGCAATTAGGGCAGCTAGGGACGGCACAAGCGGGATAGTTGAGGACGTAGAGAATAACGATTCGCTCAACGATGCTAATAGCGCTCTGCAAGCGGCTTCAGCAGATCTTACACTCTACGGTCAAGACGGCGTACAGCTCACATTCGACACTATGCAGTCAGGCTACGCGGCCGGTCAACTTACTCCGGTCAATATGCCATGGCACAATATTAACGATAATCTCTTAATAGAGAGTGTAGTCGCTGGTGATCAAATTGACAATTATAATATCTATTATAGTGTCACAGCAGTTTTAGGGCCTTATGATGTCATGTGGGAGGATTATTATTCAAAGTTACATAACACACCTGATATAGCAAATAACATCAATGTAGGCACAAGTACGTCAGTGAACATTCTTGAGCAATTCACTGCAACGGATACAGCAACGGCTAATGTGAATATCACAGCATATACTGGACCTGTGCCATCTAATACGTTATTCCCATCGAATACGCTTTTTCCGTGCTAAGGAGGGTTTTGCGTGCCTGTAGTAACTCTAACATTGACTGACGTTGGTAGAAACTTACGTCGAGATGCTTTGAAGGGGACTGATAGCTGCAAGGTCCTATATTGGGCGATTGGCTCCGGGACATCTACACCTACAAACCTTCAGACAAAACTTGACGTTGAGACCTTCAGAAAGGCGGTATCCTCTTTTTCAAATGGAGTTGCAGTAGGGGAGGCGCTAATCAATGTCTACATCGCACCAACCGATGCAGTGGGGGCAAATATCCAGGAGGTCGGTGTCTTCGCTGGCAATGCAGCAAAAAGTACAGCGAATAGCGGTGTGATGCTAGGTCGGGCTTTATGGGCCCATAACCCTAAGACAAACTTAGAGAGTATAACGCTAGCTTTAGATATAACTGTCTAGATAGGAGGTGTGTCATAGGGCAATACACACAAATTGGGCCTTTCAACCAAGGGGGTTCTCCGCCCTTAAACAAGACGTTATTCGATGGAATAGAGACTGCCATCATAAACGGAGGCATGATCTACTTCCTGAGCACGCCCTACCATTTGACGACTAATCCTACCGTCACCAATGGCAACACGACCACACTTACGTGTACAGGTGGTGCTACAGGCGTGCCAACGGGGGCTAAAGGCGTGCTACTGGGGATAGGCATTAACTGTGCTACGGCTGGCGGGAATGTCCTCATCGCGCCACTGGGAGGGCCATACGGACAGTACATGGCTCTCTCTGGTCAAGTCGCCAGCCAGTACACCACAGGCTTTGGCATCGCACCTCTTAGCGCAGGTGGTCAGATCGGGGTCAAAGCGAACGGTTCGAATATCGTGCTACAGGACTGGTACATCTTTGGCTATATCATGTAGGACCATACAAAATCATCAAACCAAGGATGTAGAACAGGGTGCCAACGATAAGGAGCAAGAAAGCGATGAAGAGGATGTCTAGAGCGACTTTGGAACATTTGATAAGCTGAAGCATTAGTATTTTCCCTTTCTTCGATATAGAACGTACAAAGAGGGAAAAGGTAATTACACAAGGAATTATCATCGATATCATTGCAATGACGATGAGCGACATTGTTTAGCGGCAAAAGCAGATTAGATACCAGCGAGACTGGCAGTCGGCTTGATCATTAAAAAGGTGACAAGCAACATGACAGAGCTGCTTATTCCAGGCAAGCCAATACTAACACCGACGTATGACCATGAGGACCTCCTCGTGGATTACGAAAATTACCACAAGTTGTCGGTCAAGCCTCGTAACTTCGATGACTTCTCAAGGATGTACAGTGCCCGCGAAAATGGGCCAGCGGGACTATGGGAAGTTGTGCAAGTCGATGCAAAGTCAGGGAAAGCAAAGAAGAGGACGTGGAGTAATAAAATCCTGACTGATCAGGGCGCACTCAATATACTTACTGCCGCTATTAATAATGCTGTACCAGCTGCCGTTTTTAACAACATTTACATCAATAACAACGATGCTTCAACGACGCTTACGACAGCTCTCACCAACGGGCAAACGGGTGTTACAAGCTTAGCAGTAGCAGCCCTACCAGCGGCTATTCCAACAACTTATCCATCTCCTGCAAATGCAAGCAATTCTCAGGCTATGATCGGGTTTGGCACGGGTCAAACACAAACGGTAACTACCGCTGCTGCTTCTCAGAACGCCACGAGCATCACAACGACCTCATTTACATCGAATGCCGCGTATGCCATTGGAACAGCGGTGGTACCTATTCCAAACATTGCAGAAAATCCAAGCAATGCCAACTTGAAAGCCAATCAGTCTAGCGTTTTGGAGGCGTACTCAGGTAATCTCTCATCTGGCGCGTTTACTGGATCGGCTACAACTGGAGCAGGCAACCGTTCAATGCAAGTCGTGTGGGTCGCGAAAAACGCAACGAATGGGGGATCGGTATCAAATGGTAGCTACACAACTTTTTGGCTTGTAAACGTATCAAGTGCAGCAGCGGCAGGGAATTATGTAGACCATTTAGTGAATGTTCCATGTCGTTGCGATAATTCGAATAATATCAGCGCAAGCTGCTTAATCAAGATTTAGTAAATAAAAGGAGCAACACATACATGAATACACAACCAACGGAGCACATTATTGTTACCGAGAACACCGACAAAGTACGCGGTGACCTCCATGCAGCCTATGATCTCAAGGGATTGGAGCTTGTCAATAGCTCTCCAACCTCTATTGTATGGCGCTGGTACAACGCGCCTTCAGGGGATCTCACTGCTATCCAGGAAATGCAAGGATACAAAGGGATTATACAGGTAACATAGGTGCATAGCTAGAAGATAGAGGATAAGACAATGCCTTTAACACCAGGAACAGCAGATGTTCTTCAACCAATGG